ATTCCAATCTACTTTCTTTTTAGTCTTTTCGTCATACGCTTGAGCGAGTGCTACGTCAAAGGTTGGAATTAAACCCGGTACAACTTTATTAATCATAGAAATAGTTGACCTAGTTTTTAGGTTTCCGTCAATGATATTCCAAATAAGATCAGAGTATTCTTTATTCTCTTCTACAAATGTATTTACCGCTTCAATCGCAGAATGACCAGTTATTTGTCGAGAACTCAATGCATCTAACAAAGAGAAGATATCAGTATAAGATCCGAAAGGAAGCACTAGATCACTTCTCTTCTTACAGTTTTTTGAAGTAACATAATACTGTTTAAACGTGTCGTATGTATACTGCAGCACTTTAAGAACATCTGGTTGATTAGAATACTTCTTAATTACGTTAATCTTGTCCGTGTTTGAATTTGTTGAATTAGATTCGTTTACAAATTCTTGTGTAAGTTTTAATTCTTTCATATTAATAGTTATTAGATTCTACTCTGTCATGAACTGCAATTGGTGCAGAAGATGGAAATCTTGAGTCTGAAGTGTGAATAAAATTGCCGCCAAACATTGTGTGTTTATTGTTCTTGTATAATCCGGCAGGAACTGCATACCATGCTTCCTTTCCGAATAGCTGTCTTTCTACTAAAACCAATTCATCATCTGGAATTAAGGTTAAATCTGCTAAATCGGCATCAGGGCCATAGTGCAGAATAATAGAGTCTTCTCTTGAAGATAGACCATTGTTTGTTGAATCTCCCATAGAGTTTCTAAGTACGAATGTTAGGATGTTTGACATATTTTGTTTGTTTGATTATTACTATACTAATATAAGCAAAAAATCTGAGATAAAAAAACTTTTAGCTGTTTATTTTCAATTTATTTTCAATTTAGTCCCCAAAAAGGAATAAATTGCTTTATTCCCTTCTGATATACTATAAAATAGATTACTTTGCATCGAAATCATTTAAGATTTCTTCTCTAATCTGTTTAATATAATTTGTCTTCTCAAGTCTAGTAAGTTCATCTACATCCCATAGGTGACTTGCCTTAATCTTAAATAATTTTTTAATAGAAGAACCAAACGCAGATTGTGCTAATCTAGATTCTGCACTTAACCATCTCCAAATACTTTTAGATCTGTTATGAGAAATCATAGCTTCAATATGCTTTCCTTCAAAATCAAATGGTTCTAAGAATAAATCAACTAAAGGTAACCATGCAGAATTTGCGATGATATACACATGTGTTGCATTTTTAACTCTTAAATTAAAGTTTTTTGGCTTAGCCTCAGGACCTACTTTTCCGTTTACATAAAGATCTAATACTTCATGTTTTATTTCTAATACGTCAAATACTCTTGCAATAGTTCTTAACATTGTAGTCTGTTCGAAACTATTCATATTTGGTTGTGCAATTACGATAAGTGCTCTCATTCTTTGGTTATAATTTTGTTTAGGGTATATATCAGAGTGTCTTTAATTTTGTTCTGATTTTTTAAATTTATCTTTAACTTTTTGACCTACTGGAATAGCTTCTCCTTGTTCATCTATTCTAACAAATTTAATATTGGTTGCTAGAATAATAGCTTGTCTTCCGTCATATACATTATGTGATCTTGCTTCAATAGAAAGAGTGACTGACGTTCTTCCTATGCTCTTTACATCTCCATATATTTTTAGTAGATGTCCTTCCTTTGCTGGTTTTTTAAAAACACATTCATCTATAAGAACGGTTACCATTCGAGGAGTATCACATACTTGTGAAGCATAAGAAGCTCCAGCTGCATCTACCCATGCTAATAATTTACCTCCAAAAAGATTTCCGTGAAAACCCAGGTCTGATTTTTTTACTGGATGTGTTGATATTAATTCCATATCAGTAGTCATAATCGTCATCGTTATATTCAGTGGGTTTGTTTATTGATATACCATCATATTCGGTATTTTCAATGTCGTCGTATTCGTCTTCAGGATCTGTCATTTGTTTATTTATAATGTCCTCCTCCTAACCACAGGACGAATGACTTTCTTATTCCTTTAGTTACTGGCTTAACTGCATGGACCATATAGCTTGGAAATAGGACAACGGTTCCTTTTCCTCTCGGTGCTATTAAATTATTATTTTCAAGGCTGTTTCCACCCATCCAAAATAATAGTTCTCCTCCTTCATATTCAGTATCGTCTGACAATTGAACTGTTATAGAAACTTTTCTAACAGATAATTCATTTGGTCCAATATCTTGATGCCATCCATATTCACCCATATTAGTTCCATGATATTCTGTGTATTGTATATTTTCAGGTGCAGATATTAAATCAAAATTCCACATTTCATTATTTGCTGTTTCTGCAAACATCATTAATTTTTCATAAAGCCAATCCCACTCTTTAGTTTGTGGAATCCATTTTAATTTAGATTTTCTTGAGTCTATTTCACCAGCAGCTGTAGTTGCATTATAAAACGGGAGTTCTCCTACCATTTTAGATATTTTCTCTAATTCTGCTGAATCGAATCCATTATCAAAATAATAGAAATCAGTTGCATGATTTTCAGGTGTTTTAAAGGTATGTGCTTTCATATTCTATTTATCCTCTTCTTTAATGATATTGCCGTTTTCATCAACTAGAGGGGCGGTTATCATTGAATAGATTATTCCAACCCATGATATTACAAATGCACCTAATATTATTTTTATAACCATTATTTTATGTCATCAATGTTATTAATCTGATCTGCTGAAGATCTATTTCTATTATATTGGTCTACGAGCCATTTATCTCTTTTCTTACTGTCCTTTAATATTCTATAAGTATGTTCCCAATCTTTAACCTGAAATACTTCATGAGGTAATTTTAAAACATTAGCAAGGTCATAGTCATTTCCTCCTTTTTCAGTTTTATCTCCATAGAATCTAATAACCGTATCTTCTCCTATATTTTCTAAGATCCATTTCTTAGCTTGACTCTTGTTTGCTCCTTTAGGGTGTATGTCTATTGAGATTTGACCACCGACCGAAGCCTCTAATTCAGGGAAGTTTTCATTAATGAGTTGTGCCATATCTAATCGTTCCTTATTGAAATCATCCCATTCTGCATAGTCTTCTCTTTCTCTTTGAGAACAATCTCTTCCAATTACTGAAAAATTACAAAGTCCTATTCTGTGTTCAATGTGGTTTGATGTTCTTTTTCTATATTTAGAAATTACCAAAAATTGTTCAAGTAAAGAAATCAATCCTTCATCGGCTTTCCAAGAATTTCTAGAAACCTCTTCTCCTTTAACAAATATATGATTTCCACAAGACTGCATGCATGCAGTTGCTTCATTCCATACATCTAATCCTATTTGTTCGATTGTTTTATCTTTATCTGATCCTGTTACGAATATTACAGTTTTACCTTTCATCCATTTTAAAAAGTATTTTTTAAATTTAGGATCCATTGAAAGCCTGCTTGGGGTTAGTGTCCCATCTACGTCGAATACGTGTGCTATCATCTTATTAGTTTTGTTACTAATTATATTCATCTAAATATAAATGTTTCATATACGAATAATTATATCTTAATGAATATAATGTAAAAAGGGACAGATTTCTCTGTCCCTTTATTTAGATTATGCTAATCGCTTACGCTTCTTTCTTAAAGTTCTTCCTCTTTAGCTTCTTCTTTAGCTTCTTCTTTTCCTTGGAGTTTACCCCAAATCTTATCAGCTGAAGATAAACCCAAGGCTCCGAAAGCAAGGGCAGCAACTGCATTAACTAGTGTGTCTGAGGGCGCTATTGCTATATCAGTAAATTGGTTCATTATTAATGTAACACATAAACTAAGACCAGCTAGTACGCCAACAACTCTTTTTGATGATGGATTGCCTCTTTCGTCTCGTAAGATTTGGCTAATCCAACTTATAAGTTTTTTCATGACTTTCACTATTTTTAAGAATGAACGCGTTGTGCATTCATATAACTTATATATTCATAAGTAGCTCCATAAGAGTCATTTTACGTAAAAGAGTAGAATGATATAGTATTAAGATTTCATTTTAAGTAGAAGACCACACTTCTCATACTGTTCAAAATATTCATAATGTTCTATCATTACGTCTATTTGATCGTTATCTAGGCCTTCACCAGGTTCTATAAAGAATATAGGCGGTTCTGTTGCGTTGAGTAATATCTCTTCGAAGGTTTGAGCTCCTGTTAGTACGTTAAATGTATTTTCTATGGATAAATCCATGTATTCTGTTCCTGTCATGGTATTTATACTCCAAATTTTAAGAATGTTTAATATACCTAGTTACCGTAAACTGTTCTCCAGAGTTTGTCCATCCTTCTGGTATTATTATAGTGTATAAGAACTTGCAATATCCTTCAGGTATATGACGTGCAGTATCTGAATGGCAAAAGATAAACGCTCTATTTCTAACACCATCTGGCATTGCGTTATTTCCCCTAGACCATGTCATTCTAGTTTCACCTTTATAATAGTACACTTCTACTTCTCCTGTCCAATCGTCACTTGTAAATGTTATCTTCTTTTTTAAGACTTTAGAAATAAACCACCTTTTAAAATGATTCCATAATTTTATTATTTCCTTCTTGTACATTCTTAGATTTAATTTTTTTGGTTGCTTGATTTAAATCTAAAATCAGAAGGAGAGAAGTTGTGTTTGGTTTTTCTACCCTTAACTCTTTTTCTCCACATCTTAAATGAAGATTCTTTCATGTTAGATCTCATTATTTTTCTAACATCATTTTCTTTAATACCAAATTGAAATTCTATGGCGCTAAATGGAGTTCTGTCTTCCCATGCCATTTCTATTATTCTGTTAATTTCTTCTTTATTAAATTCTTTCATATTAAAGGGTACTCTCGACGGGACTTGAACCCGTAACCTTGACCGTATAAGGATCCTGCTCTAACCGATTGAGCTACAAGAGTATATATTCGTGATCCCTCAGGGGCTCGAACCCTGGACCCTCACATTAAAAGTGTGATGCTCTACCAACTGAGCTAAGAGATCATTGTGAACCAGGTAGGATTCGAACCTACGACCGTCGCCTTAGAAGGGCGATGCTCTATCCAGCTGAGCTACTAGTCCATTCGTTAAGTTTAATTTGATTTGTGAATTATAAAGAAAAGAAGCTACCCTTAAGCGCGAGACTCGTCAGTCTCCTTGTTAGAATTTGATACGCTGTTTCGGCCGGACCATAGTGTATATGGAGTTTACCTTTATCTCTTGCTTTTCTATGTTGTACTCGAGGCGGGACTTGAACCCGCACGAACATTACTGCTCAATGGATTTTAAGTCCATCGTGTCTACCAATTCCACCACTCGAGCATTTAGTACTTACAACCTATAATTCAAAGAACGTTCCACAAACGAGGCTTCTTTAAACCTCTAAACCAAATTGGAATAGTTTTTTCTATAATCCACATTTTCAATTTGATTTTCAATTTGTTCATGTTACTGTATTTATATCAGGGAGGGTGTGTTTGTTTCACTGTTTAGCAAAAAAAAAGTGAGAATAAATCTCACTTTCTTTAATGTTAAATAATAGCTATATTATTTGTCCTATCTTCTGAATGGATCTTCGTCGCCTGAGCCTGGTTCGCTTGGTTCACTTGGTCCTGGATTCAAACCTGGATCGTTCGGTCCTTCTCCAATACCTTCACATGAATTAATCGATGTAACTCTTCCACCTGAAACTGTTGCTATAACAATTTCTGCTTTATCGAAATCTTCAACACCTTGTATTTTAATGTGAGCAGTCCCGGTCAACGAGCCGGATTGATTTGTGTAAATATAATTTCCAACTAACGGTAATTTACCGGTTCCATTATGGAAGTAGAAGAATTTCATATCTTCTAAACATACATCAAACCATTTAACACGTGTGGAAACTTCTGAACTTCCCATAAGATTTTTAAGACTTGAGTAGGAATGGTCATAAGCAAAGAACTCAGACATAGCATGTGGCTGTGATTCATTCGGTTTACTTGGACTCTGATCATTTAGAGTTGAATGAGTTGATAAACCACCCAAACTAACGTTTGAATTAATTTGTCCCATTTCTGCGGTAATATTTGAAAGGCTAATTTGCCCACCTATTTGTAATGCCATATTAAAAATTATGATTTTTTTAAAATTGTTATAGAGTATTTATCTGTTTTACTCTTGGATAATTACCATTTATTGATTATTATCTTACTATTTTTCAATAATACTTTGAATACCTGTAAATACAGTCCCAAACCCTAAAACTGTCCAGAATTCAGGGTCTCCAATATAGGCAAAAGATGCAAAAATCCATAAAAATCCCATTAATCTGAAATATTGGTTTGACAATCCTCTTACAATGCTTTTTAAAATACTTAAAACTTTTTTCATATAAATTATTTAGAAATTATTAATTCTTCTTTCTTTGCCTTAATGTGTTTACAAGGACCTCGAAAGAAATTACTTGCGGGACAATCACAACTCCAATCTTTACCATTAAATTGAACATTGTAATATGACTTACCGTTACTAGATAATACCTTAAAGGTTTTAGTTTGTTTCACTTGATTTGTGACTAACTTTTTAACAGGTTTGTTAATAACTGGAGCGTCTTCAGGTTCTACTAAGATTATCTGCTCTCGTGTAGTTCCAGGTTCAACGGGATGCCATCCAGGGCACACATAAGTTCCACTTAAGGTTTTAACTATCGCAAAATCTCGGAATGGAGGTTGTCTTTGGATTTTATATGTTTTCATTATATAGAGTATGCTTTAATTCTGTCCATCTGCTTTTTTATATAGACACAAGATTCAGAAAATGCATCTACTTCAGGATATTTAAATCCTAACCATAGAGTTTCAATGTTTGCAGGGCCTGCACCTCCAATAATATTGTCGATCCATTCACAAAAAGAATAAAGCTCATTAGCTTCATCGCTATATAGGCTTTCTTCAATATAGTAATATCCTTCTGTAAAGGATCCTATTGTTTTTGCTCCGTTTAAAAGTAATTCTTTGTTTCTGTTTGAAAGTTCTGTGTACATGGTTTGTTTCTTTTATTAATTATTACTCTACTAATATAAGCAAAAATTCTGAGATAAAAAAACTTTTAGCTGTTTATTTTCAAAAAAAATGAAATTTATTCACACATACCGTAGTTTGATAAAAAGGTAAGAAGATCCTCTGCTCCTACTATTCCATCTCCATCAAAATCACCTTCACATTCAGTTTCTGGTTGAATACAGGAAGCGTAATTGGGGTGTTCATTCGCCAAAGGAAATACAAATCCATCCCCATTTAAAACAAAAGCGGTGCCAATATCTGCACAAAAGATTATAGTATATCCTCCAGCGGGAAGACCAAAGTAATGATTCCATCCATCACAGTCTTGATATTGGAAGTTAGTCCATTTCTCAGCTCCGACTGAGGAAAAAACATGTTGATTGCATTGTGCTACTGTGTAAAATGGTAAAAGAAATAATAAGGAAATAAGTAATGATTTCATGTTATCTAAATATTGTTATATGTCCGTGTCTTTGAAAGATTTCGGTTGAGTTTAATTTTCTTGCGTAGAACGTATATGTGTAAACGCCATCAGATGCATAGTGATTACCACCATTTACACTTCCATCCCAATAAGGATATGAATCGTAATAATCACCCATACCTGAATAGATCATGTCACCCCATCTATTAAATATTTTAAATTCTACATCGACCCAACATTCTAAATCATAAACCATTTGCCATGTATCATTTAAACCATCATTATTTGGTGTAAATGTATTTGGAAGATAAACTGAAGTCCAATCTGGGCAAGTTAATCCAGGATCATCAATACATTCTAATCCAGTTTCACAATCAATAGAAATATACTCATAAACCGTATCTGTTAAGAATTCATATACAATAACTTCAACTGTATCGACAGTTGTAATAAAAAGAGTGTCAGTAACATATTCTGTAATGTACTCAATTTCAGTAATAGTATCGGTGATAAAAACCTCAACGAAAACTTCAACATCAACGTATACCGTGTCAATGGTTTCTACATAAAGAGTATCAGTAATAAAATTGTCTACATATTCAATAATAGTATTAGTTACATAAAGGGTATCGATAGTTTCTATGTAAATCGTATCAGTAATGTATTCGATTATAGTGTCAGGTACACAAGGATCGTAGCAAACAGCTATTCTATTATCATCTATATTAATATCAGGATATGTCTGTGTCTGATTAAAACTATTACCAACAGTCCATCCGTTATCTGGAAAATCATCATAACCCGCAGTTTGAGAAAGATTAATCTGCCATATTACTACTTCCCAACAATATCCCTCAAGGGGCGTGGCTAAAATACACTCCCAGGCAAATGGTGGATTTATATTAATAGTAACGACATCTCCAGTTTCCCAACCACCCCAATTTGTAACATTAGTATATGACCAACCTGGATGAAATGTTGTAGAAGTACAATCTGTGTTTTCTCCTAAGTCTTCTCCAGTGATTTCATTTACATAATGAATACCAAAAACAAGATGAGATACATTTTCATTATTATTTACGGAACTAGACCCATTGCCATCGCAAGTATTTCCATCGTATTGAGTAAATTCATTACATCCACAATTTTCTGCATTAACAAATTCAATTACAAAAGAATGGTCATCTTCTGTTGTGGCAGGTGGTGTTTGACTTATGAGTGTTAAATCACAGGTTTGCGCATAGGCGCTAGTAACTAGGAAAAGCCCCAGAAAGGCTATCATTGAGTATTTCAGCATTTGTAAAAAAAGTGTTTAATAGATTTCTGCCCAAGAAGTTAAATGTCAGCGTTCTGACGTGGGCTTAGGTTATATATCTGATATATACTATATGAAAACACCGATTATTAAATATAGTGACAGATTTTTAAACGCAGTAAGCTGGTTTATGTCAATTGGAGGAATTACCCTTTGGCCCTTTATCGTTCTAAGAGAAAAGTATGATTCTGGTAAATGGTGGAGAGGAAGAGCGAAGAGGATTATTAATCATGAATCTATACATATAAAGCAGCAGGAAGAACTTTTAGTGATTCCTTTCTATATTCTATATGTTACTGAATGGTTTATAAAATTGTTCATCTATGGAACCGGAGCATACCGTAACATCTCATTTGAAAGAGAAGCGTATGCCAATGAAAAGAATTATAAATACTTAGAATCCAGAAAAAGATATAACTGGATTAAGCTTATATTTAAGCGTGAGGTATAAGATAGTCTAAAGTAGCCTTCCAATCTGGCCATTTTTCTGTTCCAAAATGAATATGTTCTCCTGTAAATTGACCAGCTCCGTTTGCAGTTCTATCATCGATTAAAAAGTCTCCAACATTTAAATGTTTGTTGTGAGAAAGAATTAATCTTTTATATGCATTTTTTCCTAGATGCTTTTCAACCCATAGTCTTTTGTGCATTAAAGCTTCAGGATTATCCCAAGGTGCAGTTGATAGAATATACACATCGAATAAAGAACAAAGAATGTTAAAGGCTTCAATCGCACCTTCCATTGGAGGAGGATCGAGGAAAAGAGCAGGTAATTTATCAATATCGTTTCCTAGAGATTTTACAACGTCTTCAGGATATTCTCTGAGTTTTGCATGTAAATCTACTAAGACGCCATCCATATCCACGTAAACTATCTTCTTGCTTTTTTTAGAAGAAGAACATAGTACAGAAAATAGAGTATCGATTGCTTTCTCAGTTGTACTTTGAGGAGCTGATTCTAATTTTTCTATTGATGTTTCTTGATGATTCATTACTTGTTTAATTAATTACTTATCTAATATAAGCAAAATTTCTGAGATAAAAAAACTTTTTACTGTTTATTTTCAATATCTTTTCTTTTTTTGCTTGCTAGCGATTTTTCAACGTCTTTCATTTTAGGCAATTTACCCTTCCTAGGACGATCTTCGTAAAATTCTTCGTCCCATTCGTCAATTTGATTACGCCAATTCATGTTTTTTAATTTTATGCTTATCTTTATACCACTTAATAAAACTTGATCCCATTCCTAACTCTACGATTTCATATTCATTCGGAATCAGAGGCTTTCTTGCTTTCGCATTTATTATCCTGTCCGGTGTTGCTTCGTTTTCGAATACCGTCATGTATAATTTCTTTGCCGTCTTGCTCTTCTTGTAAACTACTACTATCATCTTTTTCTACGTTAGGTTTAAATTCGTCCCAATAACAGAACACAAACTCTGGGTCATTCTTCTTTCCTTCTTGCATGTTGTGCTTCCTTTCATATTTATTTTTCTACAGCTTCAACGATTAAAGCTTTACCTCTACGAATTCTATTTTTAATAGTCTGCAGTGGAAGTTTATATTTAGTTGCTAGTTGGTCATATTTCATATGATTTACCATTCTGTCTACTAGAATATCTCTATACATTTCTTTTAGATTTTGCATAGCTTCTAGAGTTTTAATGTATTTGTCTTGAAGAGCGTCATCTTCTTCTAGATAATCTTGTTCAGTTTTTTCTTCATGATCTAAGACTAAATCTTTTAGAGTATTTGAAACTGATCCAGTGCCACTTACTTCTACACCATATTCTGATAATTTACTCAAAGACGTAGTTTGATTTCTTTTTTTAATATAACCTAAAGAGTCGTTAAATGCGATTCTATATAACCAAGTAGTAATTCCGTAACTTGGGTTATATTGTTCTATTTTGGTCCACATCTTAGTTAATGTGTTTACTGCAATGTCTTCTGCCATTTCACGATCTTTAACTATTTTGTAAATGTACGAAGTTAGACCTGGCTTTATCTTGTTGTAAAGAGCTGCGAAGTCTTGATCTGATCCTGTTTCTAGAAAGTTTTGAGTTAGTTGTTTGTAGGTAGCCATACGTTATATTTTTGGTTTTTAATTAATTACTATACTAATATAAGCAAAATATCTGAGATAAAAAAACTTTTTACTGTTTATTTTCACTTTTTTTCAAATTATTTTCCTCGAACAACCCTATCAGTGATTTTATGTTAACTGGTTTATAAGACCATTGGTCACATGATACGTTAATTATCTTTTTAGAAGGACTTGTTTTAATTTTCTTAGAAGGATGACCGCTTAATAAGTATTTACCAGGCCAAATTGAAAGAGGCCAATAAGACATACATGCGTCCATTTCTGGTAAAAAGTCTATTTGTCCTATTTCTTCCATCTTCTTATCTGCGTTAGGAAGCATAGAAACGTCAACAGTCGCTTTATCAAATTCTCCTTCTATAAAATATATATGGCCATTTAATGTATTAATACAGTTCTCTACGGTGGTCGGATCCCATCCAAAATTACCTAAAACATATACTACATCTTCGGGTGAAACTGTAAGGTTCCAGTTTTCTATTAATGTTTCATTCATTTCTTCTAGCGAAGAAAAGGGCCTATCATACTTCTTGATAGCCCCAGGTCTCCCAAACTGTTGGTTTGATGTTACGAATATTTGCATATATGGTTTGTTATACTAATGTAAACTTTACGTTAAAATTATCCCAAAGGTTGTTTAAAAAATAATGTTCTGTGATTGAAGAAGATCCTCCTTTAATTCTTTTATCATCAGTTGAATCTAAAAATACACACATTACAAAATCATACGCTGTTGAGTATATCATCGATTGTCCGATGGCTTCTCTTAAATCTGAGCCTCTATCTCCTTTAATAAATTCTATAGCAACCTTAATTCCAGCACTCTCTACGGTGAGAGTGGGCTTGTTAGTAGTTCCCATAAAATGCATGCTTCTTGCACCCGTTGTTTTACTACTATCAAATTTAATCATTGTTTTAGCTTTCTCTTTTGCAAGACCTCCGCTAAAACCTTTCTTTTCAGTAACCCATCCACTTACCTTTTCTAAAAGGCTAGGATAGGCTAATTGCTTAATCTTTTCAACAGATAGAGTCGTATCTTCGACCGTAATTCCTTCTTGAATTACGTCTAAGAGTTCTAATCTGTTTTTAGATTTACTTGCTAACTTCATCCGGTGTTACTGTTTCTACGTTATTCTCTTCTATTTCTTTTTCAACTTCAGCTAAAGAAACATGAAGAGTTTGTATTTCTTTATTTGATTCCTGCATAGTTTTCATGGCTTCACTAATATTGAAACCTACCTGTGTAAGAAGAGTTGTAAATGCTTTTGCCTGAGATACGCCTGTTCCTTCAAGTGTTGTCAGAGCACTGTATAGTGTATTAAGTGGAACTGTTTTTAGGGCTACTATTGCATCGCCACCTTCTTTTGAAATTCTAGTTTTTTCAGCCTTTAGAGCTTCGTGAAGATTAATTAAAAGAGCAGCATTCTTAACTGTCCATTTGTAATTTTTATCTAGATGAGATAATGTTTTGTTAATATTAGCGTTACTTACGAAATCAACATCATAGGTTTTATTAGTCATATCCTTTGAAGTCGCATCAATTTCTTTGATAAGTTCGTCTCTCTTTGTTTCTAGTTGTGATAAGTTCATCTTTAAATCTGCCATCTTATTATTATTTATTGTTGTTTTAAAAGTTGTGGTTAGTTATTCTACAATCATAATTGAAAAAGTTTCTAAATTGATCTTCATCAGCCTGAATTCTTCTTTCAAAATTGTCATCTGGGTCGTTTCTTTCTATGATCCTTGATCTTCTTACGTCAATTGGTATATCTATATAAGTTACAAAGCATCTGCTTCGATATTCTTCATTTAATAAATCGACTGCTTCCGCATTTAAAATCATTACGTCACATCTTTCAAATTCTTCCTTTGTGATTCCGTAATACCATCCGTTAAATTTTTGATACTCAACGAATTCATCATTATCGATCATGTTTTTAAAGCTATCTTCGTTTACAAAATAGTAGTCTACTCCTTCTTGTTCGTTTGCCTTCTTACGAGGAGGACGAGTAGTATAAGAGACTCCAAAAACGAAACCTCTATTTTCATATCTAGTTCTTAAATAATCTTTTCCAGCGGCTGCCTTTCCTACTAATACTATTTTACCTTTTTTATGCATTAATTTTTTCTTGTTTTGATGATGTTACTAAATTTACCCAATCTTGTAATTTCCAAGTTGGTTTCCAGCCTAATTTTTCTTCAGTGTCTGATGGGAAGTCTTCGCTTGTAAACCTTTCGCCTCTTCTTTCAGGAATCATTACCCAATCACCATACATTTCTGCTAATTCTATCATTGTAGTATTAACTCCGCTTCTCAGGTGCCATTCGTGATTGTCTTTTCTCTGTGCTGCTAATCCAAGAGCTGTAACTACGTCTTCAACGTGTGTGAAGTCTCTGCTTTGATTTCCAGGAGAAACTACTGAACACTTTTCACCTGCTTTAAATTGTCTTTCAAAAATACCGACAACTGTTGCATAATCACCTGATGTAATTTGGCCAGGTCCATATACATTAAAGAAATAACAGATCTCATATTGAAGATCATACCATGTATTATAGTTTTTGATTAATTCTACCATCTTAGATTTCATCCAAGCATAAGGAGAAAGATTCTCATCTTCACCGTTGTTACCGAATTTAGAACTAGATGCAGAATAAATTAACTTTGAATTCCATTTTCTACATAGTTCTAATATAACAGGTGTTCCAGATAGAATAGACCTATGAACAAAATCAATATCTTCAAACGATTGAACAATTCTACTATATTCTCCAAAGTGAAATACAGTGTCAAAGTAATTTTCTTCTGTTAATTTTTCAAAAATAGTATCTGCTTCCCAAGTATGTCCTCTATAATAGGTTACGCCAGGAACATGATTTTCTTCTTTTCCCGTGAAGTAATTATCTAATGAAGTTATTTTAATTTTTGGGTAGGTTTCCTGTAGGTGTTTAATGAGGTTGCTTCCGACAAATCCTGCACCACCTGTGACTAATACGTTTTTCATATAATATTATACTGATTTATTTATTTTTGTTTCTTTATTACCACTACACATGTCATATACTTCACCGTTTATTAAAAAACCTCTAAGAGAAATATCATTGCGTTTAGCAAAGCGAATAGAAGAAATATACGAATAAGGAGATTTAATGTTTGTAAATTCAACGGCGTAATTATCGTAAATCACCGTTACTGTAGATCCTCCCTCCTGTAAGGAAAGTGGATTAATTCTCATTTCTTTTGTGGGTCTATATACTTTCATGTTGCATAGGTAATGTTTGATGTTTTTTAAGATCTCTCTTAATATCTTTTTTAACTCTGTCTAAATATTTCTTTCTTTTTGCATCGCTCACGAAGGGAACTGACCAAAATTGTTTTGTCTTTAACCATCTTGAAATATTCCATCCAAATACAAATGTAAATACTCCCATCACTAAACGTAATTTAACTGAGTTTAAATATAGAGTTCTTACGGGTAATGAAGGAGCTCCATGGGTTATATATGTCCTTACCTTTTTATCACTTAAGAATGGCTTTGGATACGCGTATGCTCCGAAAAGGGGAACAAACTTATACGCAAAACCTGGGGTAAATACTTCGTCAAAGAATATTTCCATTCTAGGTGTTAATCTAAACCACCAAACAGGAGATACGAAGTAAATTCTATCCGCCCATGTTACAGCATCTTGATATTCCTTAATAAGATCTTTTCTTGGTTGAGAAAAATCATCTCTATATAAATCTATTACCTGTATTTCATTTAGGTAATCACTATCTAATAGAGATTCTTGGATTGTTTTAAAAATTCCGTTATAACAAAATGATTTTTTATCAGGATGTCCAACTACGATTAAGTTTTGCATGCGTTCTAGTTTCTTCATAAGAACTTTTTAAATTGTGTTACTTCTTTTTTTCGAGCTTCTTCTAATTTCTTAGCATGATATTCTCTGGCATATTGTTCCATGATACTGCTCATTTTAGTGTAATGAGAAAATGCATCACTGTCTATATTATTATCTGGCCATTCGTTTTCGTTAAGCCACTTCTTAGCTTCTATCGCCATGGAAATATTCTTTTAAATCGTCTCTACTTGTAGGAACATTGTCCCATTTAGAATCATACCAAAATGTTCTTCCATTCGAATCTTTTCTTTTCGACATAACAGGATTTCCATAACATAGCATGAATTTTTCTTGAATAGCATCTGTTCCGAATGGATTATCCCAATCTTTAATGCTTCCTCCTCCTTTTGCGTATGCTAGCATTGGAATATCTTTACATAGTTCTAGTATTTTAGGGTATTTTGCTAGTTGCATTCCAGCTGGAAGAAACGGATCTACATCTTTGGCTCTATAAATAATCTCCGCTCTTAGGTAATTTCCTATTCCATTAAAATATTTTTGGTTCATCAGGACTTCATAGAGTGGTTTCCTGAAAGCGCGTGACGTTAGATTAGTCATTATATCTTTCCAAAAAGAATCAAAGGAGGTCGTTGGATCCTCCCCTCGTGTATCATTCCACCATAAACCCTGCTTCCACTTGCCAAATCTACGCATATCTACAAATGAAAGGGTTGTTCCGTCTTTGCGATGAAATTTAAGGTGTGAATGTTTTGCTTCGTCGCCAGTATTAGTCAATTTAAAATACCCGCTCATTCCCATTGTCATTCGAATTGGAATAATTTTATCAGAATCATTATCTAAAATAAGAAGAACCATTTCCTTACCCCTAGATTCTGCTTTAATTTTAAAAAACTTAAAGGGTATATTTAGATCTTCACACTTATGTTCTGGGTTTTTTACTACGTTAACATATTTCATGCCTTCCGACATTTGGTTAACGTAATCTGCTGTAAATTTTAATTCTGCTAATTCTGGCATATTGATTATATATGAGTTTTATAAAAAGTTTAATCTCCTAATCCTTTAAAAAAAGAATAAATGAAATATAGAAGGTATAGTGGCCAAATTACCGTTAATACCAAAGATTCTTTAAGTGTCCACTTTTCTAATCCAAAGTTTTTATCATTTCTTCTATGATGATCCCATGAAAGGTGCATAATAAAAGAATAAATTACCCCAATAAATAGATAAGTTATCATATTAAAACGGTAATGGATCTTCTTCTATTGATTTAATCATTTGCTCCGTTCTAAGTTTTTGAATATCTACTTTTTTTGTATTAAAAGAAGCGAAAGGAGTTTGGTGTAATTCAGTTACATCCCATGATTGGCCGTACTTATTTTCTTGATTGTCAGCGATAAGTTCACCCTTTGAAAGAGCATGTTTATCGTTATCTGCATCAATGTATACTTCAAATGTTACTGTATATCTCATTAGTTTACCATTTTTAAAAGGTTAGAAACAAGTAGAATCATATAAAGTCCAAATGCAGTAATTAGGACGATGTCTACGCTATCAATCTGCTTAAGTGTATGTTTTAGTTTACGCATTCTTACTAAGAGTTTTTCTATAATTAACTACAGCCTTTGCAAGTCTGTCTAAACGCTCGCTTGGATCTTCGATCATAATCCTTTCAGTTGAAGGCCATGTGGTTCCATTCCATTCATGCATTGATTTCTTAGTAGGATTTAATTGATAGATCGTTCGATGAGACCATTCATATCCTTTGTAATTTTCGTAATTACGGGTATATGCTCTACGAATATATCCACTTTCATAAGAAAGATAGTCAGTATTCGTGATAGGGTCATGGTAACAAATAGTTCCATTGTCGGCTTGCGTCTGTGAAGTTACTTCAACGCATTTAAGTGATTGTAGTTTATTCATTTTTATTTTTTTAGTAGAAAAGAGACATTGCATTTCGAAGACCTTCTTCGGTAGCTTTATGAAAAGAATCAATACGTGGATTCAAAGTATTTGAATCTGAGTATTCTTTAAGAGCGGCTTTAATTGCACCGCGTTTAGTTTTGGCCCACACTGTGTTCCAACCGCCACCTTCAAAGGTGAACATATATTGTTTGTTTTTTAATTCTGCCATAATGGTTTCTTTTATTAATTATTACTCTACTAATATAAGCAAAAAATCTGAGATAAAAAAATTCTAGGCTGTTTATTTTTGATTTTTTTTTCTTTTTTTATTAAACTTAGCCCATTGCTTAGCCGCTTCCTTCTCCTCTTCGTATTTTTCAAGAACGTTAAAGAAGCCTTCATAGTCATATTCTTCTGACCTGAAAGCTTCTCTAATTCTCGATTGCTCGTCTTCACATCCTTTCATCCATCCCATTACGAATGCAAATGCTCCTAAAAAAATTGTTAAAAATAATCCTTCTATTCCCATTATTTCAATTTTTGTAAAAGATTATCAATATCTTTTTTAGAAGTCCATCCTGCAACTTCGTCTTCAGTATCTATAAATTTAGAAGTGACAAAACTTCCGTCTTTGGAGTTCTCCCATATAGCAACTTCGAATGAAGAGTATTGTGTAGAGTCTAAGCCATCCTCTCGAGGATTACTGTAAACAAACTTACCAGCCTGAATACTCACTGTAACTTCTTTGAATTTTGCAGTAGCTCCTACACCACCGTGTGTTTGTTTGTTAAATGTTAAATCTTTGAATTTCATATCTTTTATTTTAAAAATTACCGTCAGCTACTTGAAAGCAAGTGATACCATTATCTCTCCACATTTGAACTACTTTATCTCTATCGTCAAAGACACATGTAATATCGTCAGTGTTTGGAAATAAATCATCAAGCCACTTTTTCTTTAATACATCATCTTTCATAAACTTAAAACCTCCAGCAGTTGGTCGCATCTTTAAAACATCAAATGGAATATCAAGATCGTTTAACCAATCTTTCGTTGCGTCTTTAGTAGCTTTAGATCTTCCACTGAAAATTACAACACGATGTCCATCTTTTTTAAGAAGTCGTGCCATGTGAATAACTGGCCAATTCGGTTTATCTAATTGAATGTTTGCTGGATCGAAGAAAGTGTCCCAATCCATTTTACCATTATCTTTTGTGGAAATAGCTCTCCTATCGTCGATAAGAGCGAGAGTTCCATCTAAATCGAAAATTACTGTTTTCATTTTTATATTTTTAAAGGTTATCTCTTACTGAGTTTTTAATTAACATTTGAGAAGTAGGAGCGATTCCAAAACTAACCCAATTGTCAGAGTCATTAAATTGTTTTCTACAATGGTCCATGATTTCGTCTGACCAGTCTAAATGGTTTCCAAGAACGTCTGTTACTGGATGCCAAACGCTTTCCCAACCATCATTTAAGAAGGTTACCCAAGCTTTTTCTAAGTTTAAATTAAGTGACATATCTTTTGCTTTATTGATTATTACTATACTAATATAAGCAAAATATCTGAGATAAAAAAATATTTAGGCAATTATTTTCAAATTATTTTAATCCCACCATCCTCGGATGTTATGGGATATAAATTTCCATACTAATTTCTCTGCTTTAATTTGCTTTTCTTTAGACTGTTTAAATAGTTTATCAAAGGTTTCTTTAACTTTATCTTTGTTTTCCCACTTCTCGTATTCATAATTAATATATGAAGTTCCATCTCCCCTTCCAGTATCTTCAAAGTTCCAATCTAATACGTTATCGCCATAAATCTTTTTCATCTGATCTTGGTATTCCATTCCATATTCTTCATCGTAAACTTTATCAAGAAGTTCGATAGCGGTTTTAATTCTCTTAGCTCTCATATCGGAATCGATGGCATACGCTCTATCTGATTCCATAAAATTAGAAGTACGTATTAATTGATGTTTAAATAAATCAATTGCGTATCTATAATCAAAATCATAACCTTTCCAAATAATTGGCAAGTAATCTAAGACTCTTTTAATTTGTCTGTATTTTCTTTTAAACCAGTACGCCATATTTTTTAGTATATTCCTTTAGCGTAATACCTTCTTTATCCTTTTCGGAGACTAAGATGTCTGATATATTGAATTGTGTAAGTATACTCTTATCTATAGTCAGATCTATATCCTTGTCGGTCCATAGGAGACACTCCTCTGCACTCTTATCATATTCTTTAGTACATTTATATGAAAAGATTGTATCATCCTCAAGGGCAAGAAACGCATGGCCAAATCCGGCCGGAATCCAAAATTGATTTCCTACGTGCGCACTTAATAATACATAAGTCCATTCTCCATAGGATGGGGAACCAGGTCTAAGATCTACTGCGAAATCTACAACAGCTCCTTTAGAAACTCTTACTAATTTTCCTTGAGCACTATCTCCGGTTTGTAAATGTATTCCTCTAAATACTCCTTTCTTAGAAACAGATTGATTATCTTGTAGAAATTCTTCTGTAATTCCAAGTTCTTTAAGTTTTGAAGATTTGAATGTTTCTATAAACTCTCCTCTTTCATCTTCAAATTTTCCAGGTCTTAATTCTAATAATCCTGAAATGCTAAATTTTCTTGATTTCATATTTTATCTTTTTCCTCCATTATAAGGTTTTGCTAAACCTTCGTTTAATAATACTTGATTTATACTAATTGATATAGGTCTAGTTTCACCTTCATGGACATGAACTTCATGATAACCATTATATAGTTCTCCTAGCGCTCTTCCATATTTATCCACTTCTTTAGAAACCAATACGAATTCATTGTTTCCTTGTTCTAGTAATTGCACTAGTCTTTCTTTAGATTTAAGACCTGCTCTTTTTTCTACTAGATCTCTAGTCCTAGTTTCAGGAGTATCGATTCCATGTAGTCTAACGTTTACCTTTTTCCAAATATCAAATCCTAAATCTACATGTGCCCATACAGTATCTCCGTCTACTACTCTAATTAATTTTGCGTTAAAGGTGTAGTTAGGCGTTATCATGTGTCGATGTTGTAAACCAATAAGGATCTGTTCCTCGTTGTGGTTGGTAAGGTAAATAAGTTGTAGGACGAGTGTATGAATCCTCTGGTGTAAGAAGAACTACAGCTTCTGCTGTTGTTATCTTATTTTCGTCTAGTAGCTTTTGAACTATTTGCGCTCTTGTCATTTGTTTTTGTTTTTTTATTTGCTGGTATTACTATCCAAAATATAATGTATATTAATATTGCTGGAATTGTAGGTGTAAAGAATGCTAATGTGAATAAAAGTCTAAATATTAATGGATCAATTCCAAAATAATATCCTAAACCATCACATACTCCAGCAACCATTCCTCGACTACCTCTGTGTACTTTTCTCATTTTAAATTGTTTTCTATATTAGTTATACCCCCAAAAAGCACAATGTTTCATGTGCTTCTCTAAGTGGCGGTCTGGACGAGACTCGAACTCGCGACCCCATGCGTGACAGGCATGTATTCTAACCAACTGAACTACCAGACCAATTGCGGAGAAGAAGGGATTCGAACCCCTGGAACCGTGAAGTTCGCTGGTTTTCAAGACCAGTGCATTCGACCACTCTGCCACTTCTCCTATTCTTCAACAACTATGGGTTAATGTTTATTTATTTAAATTAATTAGGAATGTTTTCCTTTTCTTTGGATTTTTGAAGATTAAAACTATCAATAATTTTATCTAATCTTAAATCCATTACTTCTATTTCTTTCTCAAATTGAGAAATTGCTCTATCTACTCTAGAATCTAATCTTCTATCTAGATCATCTATGCAATTATCTAAATAGTTTTCGACTGAATCTATTCTACTTTGAATATCGCTTTCGATGTGATTAATCAACGAATCTAATTCACTGATTTTTTTAGTTGACCTGAACAATGACACTGCGCCTAAAATAATTAGAGTTAGCACCACACCCAGACCGAATGTAATAATAGTTGTTTCCATATACTTGTGTTTATTTTTAAGTATAGCTGTCAAAGAACTATTAATTATACTAAATAAGAGGGGGTTGTTTCAGTTAATATGCAGATTGCTTGATCTTGATTCCTGAAGCCACTAATGTATCTTCTAAATCTTGAATCGCTTCTATGATATCTGCATTGCTTCCGGCCTTTGGAGTCATTGCTTCTACCTTTTTGGTATTTCCAGTAACTACTTCTTTAAATTTATCAATAGCTCCAGAAACTGCATCTCCAAATCCGCCAGTAGATTTACCTTGCTTAGCAACTGCTCTATCTAGATCTGCAACAGCATCCGATAATTGTGCTACTGCGTTTAATAATTGATCAGCAAGAACTTTCATTGCATTTTCACCATTATTTTTAGCAAGATCTGCAAGTGCGTTAAACATCTTTGTAGTTGCTTCAACTTTAGTTACGTCTAAGGAATTGTTAGCTTTAGCATATTGTCCATAAGCTTTAGAAAGACCTTTCATATTTTCGCTAGCAAGAGTACCGGTATAACTTCCCAACCTGTTTACGAATTCTCCAAATGGAGCTATTCCAGCAATAAATGCCTCACTCATACCCGCTACATTAGTGTATGCCTTTGATACCATTTGTATTGCATTTCCAGTAACTACTAATTTTTCAGCATTTCTAACTAAATATTTTAATAATTGAGATGGTGTCATTTCTACATCTCCTCCTAGAAAGGATGTTATACCATCTAATATTGCTCCTCCAACTCCTGCTAGCTTAGAAAATAATCCAGATGCTGCAGAACCAGCAAGTGCCATAGAAAGACCTATCCATGCAAGTGCTATTTGGCCTATACCAGCTGCAAGTCCTCCCATGTTTTCTATTCCTATCTCATCTTTAAATCTTTTAAATAAATCTACCATTGCATTAAATGGCATAAATAAAACATCGGTTATTGTTTGAGCAGCTTCTTTAAGACCGTCAATTTTACCAATTTGTGTAAATATCCATGCAACAGCATACAATACAGCTGCACCTACTAATACGGTAAGAGCACCTAATAATATCCCTACAGGAGTTACTACTGTCGCAATTGCACCAAGGGCTAAAATTACACCACCTAATATAAATAGAGCTATTCCTACACCAACTGACCATGGAAGTGGTGGCGCTTCTCCGTAAGATATGTCTCCAGCGAGACTAAATGCAAATGCAACCAATAATATAGTTAGTGCTGCAAGAGCAACTACTAACATTGCTTTAGCTGCTGCTTTAAAATCCATATTCTTAGCAAGCTTTCCAATTATTATCATCGCTCCACCAAATATCATTAATGCGATTGATGATTTTAAAGCCCACATCAAATCAGGTGCCATCTCCGCAGAAGTAGCTGGCATCATTTGAAATACATAAGCTGCTCCGACAATAGCTAATGCTACTATAGGAACCATAAGTGCCGCTAGTAATATATCTTTAATACCTAATTTTCCTCTTTTAGATGAACCTCCAAAACCAAACATTCCTGCACCTGGACCTTTAGACTTACCTGCTAATGCGCTAAACACCTTTGCCATTGCAAATCCGTATATAAATATTGCAATACCTGTAATAAATACAAACGATAAGAATCCATCTTCTATTTTAGGAATAGATGGCATTAATTTAAATGCCATAACTGCTGCTGCCATTGATAATACTATAATTGGTAATATTACCATGGATGCTATTAAATCTTGCTTTGATAATGCTCCTGGTTTTTCTGAACTAGATCCCATTCCTGGTATAAGTCCAGTTTTTTGTGATTTTTGCTTACCCTTCATCATTTTAATTGTCATCCCTATTACAAGACCTCCTATTAATAATAATCCTCCTAATGTAAACATTAATTTCATTACACCTATCATGTCAATTTGCCTAGCGGCTTGTGCACCCGCTGCTATCATTGGCGCTCCAAATTTGAAGGCAACTGCAGTAAGGGCTAATACTCCGAGAATAACAACGGCTTGTAGACCAAATATTGCAATTCCTTTTAAATTCATTTTCTGATTTCTCTTTCTAGAATTATCTTGTTTAAGTAGAGAATTACCTCCACTTGCAGATTTATTAACTCTACCTTCTTTTGCAAAATTAATAATTGCAGTGATAACTCCTATTACAGCTATTAAAGGTGCAAGTGCCATTGTAATACTTACTAATCTAGAAATTTCCTGTTCCGATATTCCTACCTTACCAACTAGCCTCGCTGCCATCGCAACAGGAACTAGAGCTAATCCTAGCATTGCAACCGCTAAACCTGCTTTAGCAATAGTGCCTACCTTTATCTTTTCAATAGCTGGAAGTGCAAATCTCATTGCAACTAGGGCAACTGCAAGAGGTATCATTGCTGCTGATATTATTACAAAATTAAATGCATCATCCATTTTAACAGATGGCATTAAATTCATTGCAGCTGCTAAAACAACCATTTGAATAGTCATAAGGAACATGGCCCTCATAATATCATCGGTGTTATTCTTATTAAGCATAAAATTCATAATACCTGAAAATTCCCATGCCTTAATTAATTGAACGAAAGTTTGACCCATTATATAGATAACTGCACCGATTGCCAGAGCGGCCACTAATTTATCACCACTTACAGGTGCCATTGAGTTTAATGCCAATGACATAGCAACTAACATTAACATAGACATACCCATTGTTAAAACTAGTTTTTTCATTACCTTGATTTGACCAAAAACTCCACCACTACTAGGATCTGCCATTATAGCTCCTAGGATTTTTGCAATAGGGAACATTGCTGCGAATAAAGCAACACCCGAAACTATAGCCGTAGGACTTACCTTACCTGCTTCTTGAAATGCCATCGCTAGACCGAACATTCCTATTCCTGTAAGTGCGATAAACCCTCCTAGTCCTAGAAGTTTACTTATTCCTCCACCACCTCCAAATTGAGCCTTTTCAGCCTCGCTTTTTCTGGAAATGATTTCCTTTATTTCTTTAAGTATTTTGTTGTTTTCAGTAAGACTTGCGGCAATACCCTGTGTAACAGAGAAACTCGTAACCATGATACTCTCTATTCTAAATAAAGTATCTCTGGTTTGATTCTCTATAGCCTCTATTTTCTGCAGAAGCGAGTTGGAACTCATTGCGAATCCCATTAACGCCTTTTCGGAGTTGGTGTTTGCCATTTAGGTATTGCGGGCTTTTATTTTAATTTAGAAGCTTCTTTCTTTGCATCTCTTAATGCCTTTCTTAAAACTTCAGGATCAACATCTTTAAGTTCCTGTTCTAGTTCCTTATGTGTCTTTTTATCCTTTTCAAAATCTTTAATAATTTCATCATGGTTACTCATTTCACCTCGAAGATCATCTATTCTTGCTTCAATATGATCTACTTCAGACTGTGCTTCTGCAGAATCATGATCTAGACCTTGTCTTTCATATTTCTTTGCCTTAGCTTTAGCCTTAGATAACATCTTCGTAAGATCTTTAAGATCTGCATTAGATATTTTTCTCGATCTATATGCTTTCATGATTTCAGGTCCAAACGCTATACCTATTCCTGCTATAGCAAATGTTAAGGTGATAGGATCTATAATTTCAGTAATTAAAGATTCGTTTACGAAATTATTATATGATTTTACTTTTTTCATCGCAATATATGTTATTTTCTTTTAGTATATATCTAAATAAAAGGAGGTCCAATCTAGGACCTCCTTTTTCTATTACATTTTAGGCATGTTGAAACTTGGCATTTTGAAAGAAGGCATTTTCATACTTCCCATCATCTCGTTAGTTTGATCATTTTGCCCTTTGTTCGCTTCGTTTTCAGCTTTAATCATTTCAATTAACTCCTTGACAATATAATGGAATTCATAATATTCCATGTTTTCAAGTTCAGAGGGTTGTATTGAAAGATGCTTATAAAGGTAGAACTTAGTTTTAAAGAAGTTCTCCAGCGATATCCTGAACAAGGAAAATAGATTTGATTCCGTCACGAAACCCAATCGGAACGAGGACCTCGTCATCCTCATGCGTTACCAACATCTCAGGTTGAATTCCGACTTTCATTTTTTCAGCGAGTTTATATACTAAAGCATATTTTCTATTGTTCCATCCGTTTAATTCTACTTCAAAATTAAAGATTGATTTATCATCAAAGCCTCTCCAATCTGTATATAGATATGGAATTAATTGAATTAAAGACTGATCAGCCTGTAATCCCTTTTCTTGCTTTTCTTTAATATACTTAGTAACCTTTTGCATTAGACCAATTGTAGGAGGTCTCATTTCAATGTTACCAAATGATTTTGTCTCAATAATAAAGGTTCTTTTATCTTGATCGTAATATTTATCTAATTCTTCTGGAATAGAAAAGTATTGAAAATATTTCTTATCAATTGATGCATCGTGAGAAACACCTCTCTTATCTTGATACTTAACAGTTAATGCATTTTCAGGCTCAGGGAAAGTTAAATCTCTGATTGCTAAAATTAACCAAAATCTATCTTCTTCTAAAATATCCTTATATGAAAGTCTTTTTTTCTTAGAAGTTATTCTAAGACATGACTCTACTATAGCATTTAATTTTTCATCTACATCTAGAATGTTGGTTTCGTCCATGGTAGAGAAATGTCTAATCTCTGCAACCTTTGCAGATCTAATAGAAATTTCAGTATCTGGAGTATAGAACATTCCACCTGACGGTAGTGAATCTATTTTAACTGAATGATATCCTAAATGAAAATCAGCTTCCTTTGCTTCAGCTGGTTGAAATCTAGACATATCAACTTTACCTAAATTCTTAGGCTCTTCTGATTCTACTGAAGATTCGTTCTCATTAGCTTCAACAATAGCTTTGTATTGATCGTCTAAATTGATTTCTTCTTCTTTTTTGTTTTTGTCTTTGCTCATGTTTTATTATTTAGATTTGAGTTGTTTAATTCTATTTCGATCCCAACTCTTTTGAAGATCGCTTTTTTTATCTATTTCTTGTCTTATTAAGTCTCTGATAAACGCCGAAACTGAAACCGGTCTCTCTCCATTTTCAATCGCCTCGTTTAGTATAATCCTGTTTATGATAAACACTTCTTCTTCAGAGAGTAATACCTGTAATTTCTTCGTTAGTTTACTGGACATATTATTATATCATTATATTATATTTTAGTTTCATAAAAATAGGACGAACTAATTAAAGCCGTCCTACTTTTAATAAATTAAGCTAATACTTCTTTAAAGGTATCACATCTCCATGATACGTCTAAAGCAGCAGCTTCTGGAGATTCATAACTTAAGTCGTTAGTGAATGGAAGTCCAGAAGAAATCCAGCAATCTTCTAATGTTACAGTTCTGAAAATATCTCCAGCTCTGTTAAATTGAACGATTACTATTGTTCCAGTATAGTCTTTCTTTAAGCCCATTTCTCCAGTTTGTGGATTGTAAGCTAAGTTATACCATTGTCTCATTGTTTTATATAAATAAGCTTGGTTAGCGTCGTTTAAGTTCAAAGAGAAATTGATAGCCACTGTAAGTGAAGTATCATCTGGCATACCAGCATAAGATCTTTTTGAGAACTTGTATTTCTGTTCGACGGTACCTGCATCTTTGTATAATTCCAACCCGCCAATAGTGTTAACGTGTTGTAGTAATAGTGGAGCATCAGAAACGCCAGCTGGAGGTAAAATAGTTACCTCAAATAAGTTTCCTTGTACTGGTTCGAATTGTCTACCCGCCTTACTAGTTTGATCTTGTGAATAGTGTGGTAAAGCCATAAGTCTTTATTGTTTTATTTTTTATTATATATCTTCTTAACTAAAGTTTCCGGTTGAAATTTCACCAGTATTTAAAATTGTTGTTCTATGCACAACTATTTCTAAACCTTTAACTGGCTCAACAAATGTATCTATGATACCTATGTTGTTGTCAATTACCTCACCTGTGTTATTTGATTGATCCATTACGTTTTTGAAATCGTATACACCACCATCTTGTCTAACTGATTCCATTAATGAATCTGCTAGAGTTTTGATTTCTAATCTAGTTTGTGCATTGTTAAATTCGAATACGTAATCTTTAAGGATATCTGCCATTGCATCTTGAATGTAAATTAACACTTCTCTAACGTGAGCTGAAGATAGTGATGATTTAATAGACTGCTGTGCAGTTTTATTTCCTAAGATAGTTAAACCAACTCCTCTTTGGAATACAATTGGATTATAACCAAATGGCTCTAAAATGTCTCTGTCTGCTTTGTCAAAAGAGTATTCAGCACCTACAACATTAGGGCCAGCAACAACTCCTCTTCTAGGACCAGCAACAATTGACCATGGTAAAGCATCTGTGTATTTATCAATATAGTTATTAGATACATACGCAGCTGGTGGAACCATGATGTCTTTTCCATTTTCTCTTACAATAAGACCAGGACCGTAGTAGAATGCGTAATTTGCACCATCTGCGATACTTGGTAATGTGTATAAGGATGTTGGATTTAAATCTAAGTTACCTCCTTCTGGAATGTATGAAGTTTGGAATGACTGGCTAAATGCATTGATAAATGAAGGATCCGTAGATGCTTTAAAATCTTTTACCATTGGTGCATTTAATATAGCTGATGCATTTTGTCTTTCTTTTGCTAATTGAGATAATTGGATTTTATCTCTTAATTGATTATCAAAAGAACCAAATGTATCAACAATATATCTAAATTCGATTGCATCTTTATCTACTAAACCAGTTGCTAATCCTGTTCCTACTTTAATAGCTTCTAAACATGAGAAAATAGTTTCTGCTTCAATTTGAGCACCATTTAATACAAATGGAGTATATGACTCAGCTGCATCTTCTAAAGATTCAACATAAACTGAAGGAGCTACTAAAGGAGCTGCTTCTGATAATTTAACAGTCCATATAGTTACTAAATCTGTTTTTTCAACTGATACTTGTTTAACTAAAGCTAATCTTTCACCTACTCTAATATAGTTTCCTTTTGTAATTTCTGGCTTTGGATGATTAGGATCGTTAAAAGTAAATTTTGCATCTTCTCCTTCCGCGGCATATACATCAGCGTTAGGTAATGCTATTGATCTCATTTCAACATCGTAAGATAATACTACTTGATCTGATCCGTCTTCGTCAAATGTGTGACCAACTAAATCAATTGGAGTATCTCCAGATTCATCAGTTACTAAATCTTCAGCAATTGCACAGAATAAACCTGTTCTTCTTGCTTCAGCGTTAATCATTGTTTCGATATATACGTTTCTTCCTTCTAAGTCTTTAAAACCTGGAAGCATTGAACCAGAATAAGAACCTATCATTTCAACTTGTCTTAAATTTGCAAATTGTTCTATTAGCTCTTTTCTTAAACCTTTACTGTCGAAGTAAAATCCATAAACTGGATCGGTGTCCATTGCTGCAGCATCAAATTGACCTTTGAATACAAATACATCAATCATATAATCTGACATTAAATCTTTGTCATTTAAATATGCTGGAACATTTCCTTCTCCATACCATTCTCTTGCAGTAACATCAAATCCAGCCGTATCTTGCGCTTTTCTTGTGAAAACTGTGATTGGTGTTTGTTTAATATTAACAAAGTTTAAAACTTGGTTAGCATCTTCACCTAATGTTTGTAATAATTTCTCATCAGAAGGAATCATAAATTTATCAGTGTCAAAGAAACTTGAATAAGTATAGTCTCCAGTCTGATGACCTAGTGAAGGATAAGTATAAAACGTATCAGCTTCAACTTGTGCTAGAGTATACTGATCGGGAGCAATAGTCGCTGCACTGTCATAAATATCAAAACTTGTTGAACCACCACCGTGAGCTGTATTGATAGCAGCTAAAGCTGTAATTACAGTATCTGTACCATCAAACGCAGCTGTTGCTGCAATATGAGGTTCATTACCTGCATCTGAAAGTAAATAGAAAGTACCTGCTAGGCTAGATGTTAAATCTACACCTGCTAGTGTTAAAGTTAAACCGTCTACTGAAAGTGTAGCTGCTGCAGCGTCTGTAATAGCAGTTGCAACTGGAACAGATCCTGTATCTGGAATAGGATCACCTACTTCAAATGCTACATCCGTTGGAAGCGGCGCTGAATATCTATTCGATACTGGATCAGATTCATATGATCCGTTTGTTGAAATTTGTGCAGCTGAAGCTAAATCATTTACTCCAAATTGAGCAAGGTTAAGAGCTAGGATAGGTCCTCTTGAAAGAGCAGCTTTAGCTGATCTGTGGAAGAACATTCCTTTTTTCTCTAACGATTTGTCAATGTTTCCATATACTTGAATGAATGCTTCAACGTTTTCGATTAATACTGGTGTATTATAAGGTCCCTTTCTTGAGTGACCAACAACCAGCCTAAGAGTAGAAACGTCAATATTAGCAGTTTGAGATTTATCAAATTCCAATCTGTAAACGCCTGAACTCTTGAATTGTAATAATTGAGGACTTAGTGCCATAGTTATTTAATTTTATTTTTTTATTTGTTAATCTATATATCCGTGTAAATCTGGAGTTTAGTCTATATAAGATCATAAATATCATACTGCATATCTCCGGCTGAATCGTTTTGTTGATATAGAGTAGTTTCCATTAATTTATACTTTTCAGGATCTATAAAATCTAGCAATTCTTCGATGTAATCTGCATAATCTGTAGTGTTAAAAAATTCAGTGGCAGTGATTCCTGTCATAATGATATCATCATTACCCATTTGAGCACCATAGCTTCCATTTTTAAGACTACCGAAAAGACTTGCTTCATTTACAGTTTCTGTGTCATTTATTTTTATTCTATTATTTTCAATTAATTTTTTAAAATTTTGGCAAAACACTGATTTGTTATCTGCTTTTAATTTTATACCTGGTTTTAAGGCTCTTGAATCATGTCTATGTTTAAACCTTAATACCATCTCGTCTTCAAATTCATTTCTTGAAGGATAAACTGTTTGTAAATATTTCAATAAGATAGAACCGTATGTATTGAATTCTATAATCATCTTAACATTTTCAGGATTAAATATCTCAACAGCTAATGTATATAGAACCTTTGCAAAATCTTCAATAACATGTTCATTAGATCTAAAGACTGCCACTTGATTCAATCTAAAAAAGTCATACATTGCACCGGGTGTCACTGCATCAATAATGTCCTTATCTTCCATTGGTTCTACTTCGAAAACATTAATTACAGAGTAATCACCTCCGTTGCCTTCTGCGATGTCTACTGAAAACAAATAAAATCTATTAGATTCTTTTGCTCCTTCAGGATCGAAGTCTTTATGAAATCCTAAAACTCCCTTTGTATCTATTTGTATATTTTCGAAATCTTCTAAATCATGCCATATAAATTCATGTGAATTCTTTCTCATGGTTTTCATAACCATTGGGCTTAATAATAGATTAGAAGAACTTACGAATTCATTTCCATATTGTCTATTAAAGGCTTCTTCAGAACCTAAGTTTCCAAGTTCTCTTTCATACCATGCATCATCTCTATCCGGATGCTGCCACCAATCAACTCTCGTTGGTGTATATTCATTTTCTCCTTTTTCAGCACCTGCATAAATTTCATAGAATTTATTAAATCCATTCGGTGTTGAAGTAATATTAATTCTAGATACCTTAGAAGCTGATAATGTAGGATATACATTTTCATAGAATGAATCAACTATAGTTGGATGAATGTGTGCGAACTCATCAAGATATAAGTTATGAATAGTAAAACCAATACCTGATTTTGCGGTAGTTGATTGACCTACTAATCTACATCCATTATCTGAACGTACATTCATAACGTCATACTTAATAATACCTGGTTTCATAAAGAAAGGAAGGTTTTCAATAACTACCTTTGCTTTATCTATAATTTCTTTTGTTGAATCTGATTTATTAGCTAAAAGAAGAGTAGTTTTATCATAGTTAAATGTAACATACCATGCATTAAAAATAGAAGCCGTTACAGTTTTACCCATTTGTCTGGCCGCTAATACAATATTAAATCTTTCGTTTTGAAAGTTATGTAATAATTCTTTTTGATATTCTCTAAGTTTCACCTGTTGAATACCTTCATCTGTCATTACTACTGCATACTTTTCTGCAAAATAAACAATATCATTTGCGCATTTAGCCAGCTCTGCAATTTCCTCTTCAGTATATTCAAATACAATATTACCCTTACGTAAAAACTGCTTACCCTCATAAAAGGGCATAGAAACTTGTGGGCGATATCCTTTATCTAGTGCTACTAAAAGATCATCAACATTCTTAGTCGACCATACCAGCTTTTGACCAGGATCGCTTTTGTCTCCTTTCGGAATCCACATATTATCTCCTACGTAATCGCTCATTGTTATTCTTCGTTAGGTTCTACATCTTCGATATCTTGAGTTTCTGAATCGATTCCAGAACGAATCATTCTCATAAGATCTTTAGTTCCTCTTTGAACCGCAGAATCACCAGTGGAACCTCCTGATTCTTCTATTTCCCTAACATCATCTCTTTTCTTGTAAATTTCTATATCTCTAGAAATTCGTTTAGCACTTTCTTCAGTTGCCATTAAATACATTGTTTGGGATTTAATAATATCTAGCATTGATTTCTGTAAAGTTGCAAGAACTTCAAACATTCTTGGAGCTAATTCGCCATCTTCGATAGTTTCTAATAGTGTTGTAAGAGCTCTTTCACCTGCTTGTAATTGATAAACTAAAGAAGACATTGTCATCTCATCCATCTTTTTCTTAGCAGCGATATATTCATCCTTTTCAATTATATCTTCTGCAAGATAAAATTTCATAAGGGCTGTTATAGTTTTCTTAGCTGTTTTAGTAGATCTTGTTTTAAGTTCTCCAAATGATGGAAGAACTTCCTTTGGTTGAAGTGGAAGAAACGCTGGATCAGTATCCGTAGCCTCTGTTATATCTACACTTTCACCAATAAGTTCATCAAGCTCTTTTCTAATATCTTCTGCTTGGTCTTTTATTGACTTCTTTTCTTCTGACATAAGTTATTGTTTTATAGGATTATATATCCTAATTACCTAGTGTGTCTAAATTTCTGAAACCCAATACTAGGTATTGCATTGTCTATTAATTTAGCAAGTTGATTATCTCTAACTATATATTGATTTAATATATTAGATCTTTGTTCTTCTTCTATCATTTGATCGAATACTCTAATGTTGGTCATATACATACTATTTCCTCTTATTTGGAAATTAGAATTAGAGTTCCAAACTAAGCCCGAAGGTTTAACTTCATTAAACACTTCAGTTAATTGAGAGGTTGCGCTTTGAGGTAATCCAGATTCATTTAAGTTATAAATACTTAAACTAGTTGTGGAAAATTCATTACTTATATTTAAAGTAAATCCATACCATCTTTTTTCTAAAGAAAGGCCGTGGTTAAATGTAACTGTATTTCCATTAACCATTATTTTAAATTCTGAATCGTTTAAATAAGTTTTAAATCCTGTAAGCGCGGTTGGATCTCCTATTATGAAATGATCTCCACTTCCAATTTCAAACTGTGGATTAAACCATCCGGAAATTGCCATGTTTTTGCCTGTTTCTAGACTAGATGGTGCATCATATTCGATACATAAATCTCCTTCCGCTACTCCAGATAAGTCATAATAATTTTTACTAACAATTGTCCATCTGTTTTTTAATTCAAAATCTATTATTTGTAAATCTTTATTATAGAAATTTCTAATACCATCCTTGTGTGTAGAAATAACTGTTTGAAATTGCTGCGGATTCGAAACCTTTTCCTGCTCTTCCCTTTGTCTTTCTCCAAAAACTTCTTCGATTCCAGTGGTTAACGTGTCAGTTGCGGCGTTGAATGTATTTTTATTAACTGAAGTTCTTTCTTGATATTTCTTCAGCATTACTCTCCAGTATGAATTGGTCTTATTAAACTCGTCAGCTAAAGCTATGGTATGAACTTCATACATTCTATTAATAATAGGAATATACATGTAATCCTTAGATCTAGGATATCTGCTTTTTATTAAATTTCCTTGAGAATCTCTTTCACCAAACGCTCTATCAAATTCTTCTTGAGTAATGTGAATTTCAAAGTCTGCAAAATCCATTCCGAATATATCGAAAGTTATACTTTCTTCAGGAAATTCATTTCCCGGGACTAATATCTTTATGTTTTTATTATCTACTACATCATGTAAACTATATTCCATAAGAGTAACATCTTCTGTTCTCATATCTGGTTCAGTTCTAAAATAGTTTACTTCATGGCCAAATATATTGCTTACTAATCCTGTGATTTGTTTTACAAATTTAGTAGATTTACTTAAATTATATGGATTAAATAAATTATCATTACATTCTTCTACGATAATGTTTGCACATCCGTCCATTGAAAAGGGATCTAAACACTCAACACAAAAGTTAGGACATGCTTCAACAATACCGTCTTCAGTCTGTGTAGTATATGTGATTGAAATAAGAGATAAAGAGTTACCTCCGGATAATGAAGATACTTCTGCTTTTAGGTCAATGTAAAGTGGAAGTGTATTATTAAAATCTAAACTGAATAAATCTCCGATGTTTGAAGTTTTATTTAATTCTGAAAATTCTGAAAAAGATCCACCAGTCTGTGACCATCTAAATTCATAATCAAATTTATTTAATTCATTAGGAACTAAGAAAAATTCTATTCCAGATGGTTGTGTTGAAAACTGGGGTGACGTTGTTAATTCCAGGGTGTATGCGTCTGGTACGGAACTAATTTGAAATATCTTATTTCCTAATACAATTTCATCACCATTGGCTAGAAATGTAAAATCTGTTCCCATTCCTATTACTGTTGGAGATCCTGCATTCAATATAACTACACCCTTTGTCTGTGGTGTTGTTAAACCTGCTATAATTTCCCAATCCGTAATCTTTATTACGTTCTGAAAAGGATCTTGTAGGGATGCTATGAGTTGATCTCCGTTTGCGTTTGCAGTATATCCTGTTACCATTTAATATCTAGTTCTTTTGTCTATATATTCGTTAAAGAAAGCTAGTAATCAGTGATTAACATTATTTTGGGATTATCATCTTGGATCTTAGCTTCTATGCAGTCCATTAGATCTAATGCAGTATCAAATTCTTTTCCATCTGAACCTTCTCTCGATCTTACAAAAGAATCTAAGGCATTAAATATATGAGAAGCATTGTGCCTTGCGTAAGGAACATTCTTTTTCATAAGACCTAGTGAAATTAAAATAGAGTTTATTTCTTGTAAATCTTTTTCTTGTTGAAATATATCATATAGCCTTAATGTTCCTGCCAATACTTTAAAATTAAATCTAAGAGTCTTAATTCCATCTATGTCAGATAATCTACTATAAGATTTATTCTTATTGATAGTCAGTTTAACATATTCTAGATTTGTAAAATCATTTAAAATCTTATGTAGAAAATAGATAGTAGTTGCTTCTTTATGAAATTGTTCAAAACCAGTTGCATTAATTCTATTAATATCGGATTGAAAGTTTTCTTTTAAAAACAAAGATAATTGCTCTTTACTTACTAGAAGAGATCCATCATTAACGACCCTATAGTCTAATTGATTCTTTACTAGTGTAAGAATCTTATTGTCGATGTAATTATATTTGAATAGGGTGGCGTCAACAACCGTAGCCACATCATTAAAGTCGTAGTAACTAATCATTTAATATACCTGCATTGTGTTTTCTAATTCCAATAGATTATTATTTAATTCAACCGGGTTGAATTTCTTAAGATCATTGAACTCTCTCATTCCAATTTCATTTCTTTGTAAAAAGAATTTAATTGTTTCTTCTTTAGGTATATATTCTTTTTTTGATTTTTTAGGTTTTGGAGCTGCCTTCTTAGTTTTAGTATAGATCCACCCTGGAACTGAACGAAATCTTGAAGATACCATGTGCCAACTATCTATAACTGCATTGCCATTAATTCCATTCACATTAAATAACTGTGCATTTGATGGATATTTAATAGCAAAAAATCTGTTAATCATGAAGTGGTGTCTCTTCTTATTAAAGTTCTTTACGTTCTTGTATTGATTAGGTTTTGTAAACATGATCTTTACAAAATCAAATAATTTTGTTTCGTCTAGCATATAAATTATACTGTAAACTTGCTATAAGTTTATTAAAAAAGTTCGTTCAATTTCTTAGTAGAAGGTCTTTCCTTGCTACTATCTTCTTTTAATCCTGCGAAGGCATCATACTTTTTAGGAGCACCCTGTGATTTCTTTGCCATCCAATCTGTTCCTTCTAAGATCTTTTCCATCTGAGTGATATTAGAGAACTCTGGTAAAACATTTCTATCTGCTTCAATATTATTATAAATACCTTTTTGAATTGCAAGGGGAATAGTATTATAGTGAAGAAGAACTAGATCTAAGTTTTGATTAAATCTAATTCTGATTTCCTTAGGATCAGATTTACCAACAACTCTATAAATAATATCTACTAGCTTATTTACTTGACCTCTATTGAAAAAGTGTTCTATTGTAAATTCGCTTTCTTCTTTCTTATATTGTTCTAAGATCTTTACACAATGTTTTTCTGTAAGTGAATAGTTTCTGATCTTGCCATTAGATGCAGCTTTAGTCCATGTAATAACTGAAGGAATATTATCTGATTTGTCACCTTGTAGGATTTTACCGAATACAAAGTCGTCACAGTTAATTTCTTGAACTTCTACTCTGTTCTTATCCATCCATGCCTGGAAGTCTTCCTTTAGCTTGTCGTACGTTGCTTCTTCTGAGGCAATGTTGAATAACAATTCGTCATTGGTCATTGTAGATGTTTTTCTAGATGCCATTACATCTTCGAAACCTTCAAAGGCAATAAGCTTTTTCTTAGAATTATAATACCATAGTGTATATGCATCTGTCGCTTGATTGTAGTTTACGAGTTGAATTAAATCTCTATCACCTGTCCATGCAATGCAATTTTTACCTTCGCTATTTAATTGAGTAGACCAGCCGTACATTACATCATCTGCTTCTGCACCTTGAACCTGGTGGATAATAATACCCTTTTGTTCTAGTATTTTTTGCCATTCAGCATAAACACCGAAGACTGCTTTCCAATTAATAGAATCGTCATGTGTTCTAGTTCCTTTATATTGTGCATCAGGAAAAAGATCTTTACGCCATGATTTAGCATCAACTGCAACAACAATCTGGTCTACAAAAGGAGCCATTTTACGAACTTCTGAGGCGAAGTCAATACATAGCTTTCTCATAAGTTGAGATTGTGATTCTTTATCGCCTAATAATTGTTTACCTTTAGGCCTAGGTAGAACGAATAGTCTACTGTGTAAAAAATAGTTACCGTCAATTAACAATGTATGTTTTCCTAGTTTCATGTGTTTTGTTTTATATTACTAATATAAGCAAAATTTCTGAGATAAAAAAATATTTCAGCAATTAATTTCTAATTATTTCTTGTAGCTTATATATACAACTTAGCATGGTTATCGCTGGGTCAATTACGTGAACCCTTTGTGCCTGATGTTCTGCTACAGTTACTGCAATTTGAGGAATATGCTTTGCGCTATTTCCTTTCTCTGATTGAATATAGTCTATGAACTCTTCTCCTAATGTTTGAAGTATTTCATCTGTTCTATTTGAATATTCACCTACTAAATACTTATAGTTTTTAACAGGGTCTGTTTCATTAAAGATTAATTCAAAAACATCTTTATAGACTGAGTTAAACTTTTTAACATCATTTAATGTAATCTTACTCGTTCCTTCTGACTTATATCCTTGTAATTTATTAAGTGTCGAGCGAAGATCTGGGAAGTTTCTACGGACAAATTCAACCAATGCTGGTTTTTCTATTGTCATTTCTTCTTTTCCACATATATCATATACTCGTCTAATATATTTCTTTGTCAATTCGCTCTCTTCTTCTTTATCAAAGTCGAAATTAATTACTTCGAACCTTGAAAGAATTGGATCTGGAATTTTATTTACATAATTACAGGTTGCAATAAACCTTGAATTAGATGCAAATTGTTCCATAGTAGCACGAAGAGCTTTAAAGAATTGATCAGATACACCATCTACCTCATCGAGGATAACTATTTTCATCTTACCTTGATCATCTAAGATAGACATAGTAGAACAGAAATCCATAATCCTGGTTCTAATAACATCTACTGAAGTATCAGTTGATGCATTGATGTAAATATAAGGAAGTTCGAATTGCTTAACAATCGCCTTCGCAGTAGATGTCTTACCAGTACCAGGGCTTCCAGCCAAAAGTACATTTTGAGTTAGACCATCTTTAAATTTTGACATTACTCTTTCTGGTAAAATCAACTCGTCTAAGTTATTTGGACGATATTTTTCTGTGAACAGTGTGTGAACCATGTAAATTTGTTTAATAATTATACATAATATAGCTGTTTTGTTTCACGAATAAATACTATATGGCATATAATAAAAAATATCCCAAATTGGAAAGGGTTTCCCCTCATTCTCCTTATTCTAATAGATTTGGAATTAAGTTATCAAATCTTGCAAGACAGCAGAAGAGACTATTAATAGAAAATCCTATTTTAGGTGAAAGGTGTGAAAGCGATCAGTTCGTTCATATCATATTCAATATATGTCAACATAGATATACTTCCTCTAAAAATAAGTATTATTATGATTGGTCTACTGATTCGTTTGTGAAGATGGAAGATCTTAAAGAAAACTATAACACAATAGATTGGGTCTGTGCACTATCTGGTAAACCTATCAGATCTAAGACTGATAACTTTAGCTTGGAAAACTTTGTTCATCCAGAGTATCATGATGCATTACTGGCTCCTATGGTAGATGCTAGAATACTTAAGTCATCGATAGAGTTCCGTAAGCACATAAAAAAACTCCTATTGAATCAACAACAGGAGTTTCTAAATTTAGCTCGTAAAAATTCTAAAAAGAATTTAGATTAGTTTAGAGAAACGATCTTTAACTGAAATAGACTCTTGTATTAAAGATTCCATTTCCATTTTTCTAAGATCGGATTCAAATATTAACCCTAATTTAGTATTATTTAATTGCCAAGATTCTTTTGCAAGAATTTTAGCTTTAAGTTCTTTTGCTTTTTTAAGCTTTGCTTCATCTCCACTCTCTTCTGCCTTTGCAATAACAGCATCAACTCTTTTGGTCATTCCTTCCTTTGAGTTATCTGTCTTATCGACTTCTTCCGTTTCTTCTTCAGGAGATTCTTCATCGTCTCCATCCGTTCCAAATGCATCGAAATCATCTTCTTTTTCTGGAGTTTCTTCCGGAGTCTCCGTTGGAGTTTCTTCTGGAGTTTCTTCTGGAGTTTCCTCTGGAGCTTCTTCTTTTTCTTTTCCTTTTTCTTTTTCAGCCTTTATTTGCTCTAGCTCAGCTTTAACCTTTTCGTCATTTTTAGCTGCATCATCTAACTTCTTAGCATTTTTCTCTTGCTCAGCTGTTATTTTATCCATTCTCTCCTTTTTAGCCTGTTTAGATTTTGTAATTCTTTCTTTTAAATCTTTCTTAGTCTCGGCACTCATCTTATCTCCCCATGCATCTAGCTTATATTCTGAAACTTCTGTCGTGATTTGATCTCTCATATCAGCGATTAACGTTTTAACTTTTCCAGATCCAAATCCACTTACCTTTGAGTATTTAACTTCTAATGAAGATCCATATTCTGTAGCAGCTGAATTAATTCCATCTTTTTTCTGCCTCATAGATTCTATTTGATTATCTAACTTGGCTTTCATTTTTTGAAGTGCTTTTTTCTTATTTGCTGCGCTTGCCTTCGCCTTTACATCATCTCCAGCTTCTTCGATTGATTCAGTAGTTGAAAGTTCTCTTCTTTTATCCTCTAAAGATAATACTGCAACTTCCATTTTAACGGTTTGCATTTTTAATTTCTTTAATTTAGAATAATCTTTTTCTGCTTCTTTAATGGTCTTTTTATTTTTAGCACCATCTTTTATAGCCTTTGCACCTAAACCAACTGCACCAATAACTGCCGTTAATCCTAGAACTGCTCCCATAATAATAGGATCTTCCATAAGCACCTGTCCCATAGGATTTGCTTCATTTAATGGTTGATCTTCTGATTCCGTAAGTTGATCAGAAAGTGTTTTTAGAGAATTGATAATATCATCACAATCTTGCATCATTTTAGAATAACCCTCTTCTCCCGTTGCTTCCGGAGAGGCTATGGCAGTAGTTGTGTCTGATTCTATTGAAGTTGATGATTTAGCTACAGGTATATTATCTTCAGAAGCTTCATCTATTGAATCAGCCTTTTTTGTAGAATTATACCATTGTTCGAATGTTTTCATCTTTTATATTGATTTATTTATAAACTTATAGTCTATATATCTGTTTAAGTTTCAACGAAACAAAAAAAGGTCCTCTAAAATAGAGGACCTTTAATATTAAAATCTAAAAGTTAGTTCTAATTAAAGAGCTAATCCTTTAACTTCGTATGTAACATATTGAGTTTCTGGGTGGAAACCTGCTTCAACTAATGCGAATCTAGATTTAACAGCTACTTTAGGAGCCATAGTTCCTTCAGCGATTGTTTGTACTGATTCAGCCATTAAGTAAGGCATGAATACTAATCCAGGACCATTACCGTCACCTTTTCTACCAACTACTACTTCGTAATTAGAATCATTAGCTCCCCATGCTTGTCTTGGGTCAGTGTATACATTTACACCAGCTACAGAACCTACTGGGTAGATTGCACCTGCTGCTTGTGATAATGTGTTAGCCATTGGGTTAGCAACGAAACCAGCAACTGATTGTAAAGCTGTAGCCACTTTAGGACCTACAACACAAAAGTTACCAGCACCTCTTCTACCTCTGTTTGCGATAAAGTTCGCAGCAGCAAGGATTGAAGTTAAGATTCTTCTATGGTTAGAAGCGATAGTCTCACCACCGAAATCAGCATTTAATGCTAAATTACAGTCTAAATTTACACCAGCAGCTGTAACGTTATCTTTACCTAAAGAATTAAGTTTAGCTAAGATTAAGTTGTTGATTGACTGAGTTAATTCGTTAGTTAATACTGACTCAACTTGAGCAACAGCATCTACACCGAATTGTTTAAGATCTTGTACTTGTTCTCTAGTAACTGCAGCAGCAACTTGGAAAGTTTCAGCAGCAACACTTTTTGAGAATAAAGAAAGACCCATAACTTTGTCAGGAGTTTGTTCACCTGCACCTCTTGAGAATGGGTTACCATCTTCGTCAGCAGCAGCGAATCCTTTAATATGATCTTCTAAACCTTTTACTAATTCTACTGATTTAACAATAGCGATAGTAGCATCATCTGCATCAACTTCAGTATCTAATGCGTTGATTGCATCAGCAACAGAACCTGAAGTAGAAGCTGCTTCAGCAACTTTATAGATATCCATGTTGTCAATTCTAGAAGAACCGATCCAAGTGAAAGTAAATCCACCTGATTCGTTACCATCTACCTCAGCTTTAGCAGCGTCAGTTTTGATGTAAGTTGGAGCAACATCTCCAGCTAATTTACCACCTTCGTAAACGAAGTCTAAGTAAGATAAAAGACCCATTGGTCCAGCCATTGGTACAACTGGTACTAAGTCTAAACCTATAGTTTGTGCAGCAACTTGCATTGCTAATGGTAATAATGTAGGAGCTTTATCACCTGAACCGTCTGCAGTTGCAGAAGGTAAAGATACATTACCCATACCGTAGATGTTACCAGCAGTCCCTAAAGACATGATGTGTGCATCTTCGTAAAGTTTGTGGTTATGACAGTATTCTGACATCCACGCTAGTTTTTCTGCTTCGTTGATACCTGTAGCTGATTCGATGATCGGAGCCCAAGTTTCTCTAACTTCTGCAGAGTTAATTAAATTTGCCATTTTATTATTTGTTTTTTTTTAATGGTTGTTTAAATTTGATCGATTGAACGATCTTCTCGATGTTTGTCAGATTTTTTCTTCTTATCTGATTATCGATATACTATATATTGTTATTATATTTACGTTTTTTACGTTTTTCCTAAAATATTAAGATATTACTTGTTGAATCTCTTGTTAATAGACTTCTTAACATTAGTTAAATCATATAAAGGTTTTTTGTCTTCAATAACAGGAGCAGCTTCATTTACTGATTCTACTTTTTCCATAACAACTTTGACATCTCTAAGATCTCTAGTTTGCCAGAAGTTTCTTACTTGGTAAGCAGTTTCTAGTTTATGGTATTTAGATTGAGCTATAAGAGCTGTTTTCTTGTTATCTGACATGTTAGACCATGCTTCTTTATATTCTTCTGGCATCATTTCAATAACATTAGGTTCGTTAGTTTTAACGCTATTTATTAATGAAGAGTTCCATAATGTAAGAATTTGTCCTTCAGTTAAGAATCCTTTTCCTTCGATTGATTTTAATACTTTAGATTGATCTTCAGTATTTAATTCGTTATATTCTGCTTTCTTAGCTTCAGAAATAAATCTAAAGAAATGAGGGTTAGTATTTTCTTTAACAGTTGCTTTTTCGATTAAAGCAGATAATTTAGAACTAATTTCAGATTTGTAAGCATCTAATGTATCTACTGTTTCAGTTTCTTCTATTGCTTCAGTTTCTTCTTCTTCAGTTTCTTCTACTGCTTCAGTTTCTTCTTCAGTTTCTTCTACTGCTTCAGTTTCTTCTACGAATTCTTCTGCATTTTCTTTATCTTCAGCATCAACGTCTTCAACTTTATAAGTTTCTCCGTCTACTGTAAATTCTTTTTCTCCGTC